TTGTACTTTTTGGCAGCATCCCAGTCACCACTCTCACTGCGGTCACCCAGTGCAGCAGCAGCATTGAGCATTTGAGAAGCCTTGATACGACCTTCAGTAGTCAGTTTGCGGTGTTCATCACGAAACTTCTTGAGAGTGTCATTGCTGATATAGACGGGGTCACCCTTGGCAGCTATATGACTATTGAATTTGTTTTGACGACTTGCAGTAGGTGGATTGGGACGAATAGGAGTAGACGTCATGTCTTCTTCTATGTATTTTGCAATGGCTTCTTCATGGGAGAGTCCCTGCCCTCTATAGTGTCCATAAGACGCTGGGTGGACTTTAGCTCGATATGCATCCATGACTTCTTCATGAGTGGCACCCTTGTGTCTAGGGTATCCGTAGTTGTAATTATCCATACCGCTGGAGTTCACTTCTAGAGCCTGTTTATGTGTGGCATACTCTCTTAAGTAACCATAGCTGCCTACATTCACCCCATGGCCTATGGCATCTTGTATGTCTTTGTGAGAAGCATTGTATCTAGCCTCTACGTAGGCTGTAGGACTTATACCTTGACCGAGAAGACCCAGGGACTCTTTGTGATTTAGTCCTAGTTCACGACTCTCTACATAGTCTTTTAAAGGGCTGGCATGTCCAAAACTAGAGTTGCCTTCTTCTGGGTCTATACCTGCGCCCTCTATAGTTTGGTGTGCTTCTGCAAGTTCATGATGTGGAATTCCCACTGCTCTACCTTCAACATAGCCTTGAGTAGAGTTATAGCCCTTCATCATTCCAGACTTGTGCAAATTTATAATTTCATTGTGCGAGAGTGAAAAATTAGGATTGTAGCGATGTTGTGGGTGTCGTGCATAGTCATAGTCACTGAGATTGACACCGGCCTGGTGTGCTTCCACAATTTCATCATGGGTAGCACCATGACTTAGACTTTTTTTGTAGTAGTATTGATTGTACTCTGAGTCAAGATTTTCTTTTAATTCTTTTGATTCATTGACACGACGTAGATACTCAGAGCCGCCGTCTGAATTAGGGTTCTCCTCTGGCTGGGACATAATTTCTTCGTGGCTATGACCCTGCTGTCTACGGTAAGCATAATTGAACAAACTTATACCTTTGTGTTGTACTTGTTTAAGTTCGTCATGGGTGGCACCCACTTCTCGTGCATTTAGATAGCCGTAGGCACCATTCCAATTTGGGAGTTTTATAGCTTGGTCATGCTCTATACCCAGTGCTCTTGCTCTGGTGTAGACGCTTAAGGTAGACCCACTGTCAGAGCTGTTTGCAGCCTCTAATAGCTCATGGTGTGGAATTCCAAGACTTCTGCCGTGTACATAGTCAGGGAGGGTATAAGACATTGGTGAGTATTCTTGACCACCCCAATGTCGATTCAGTGCTGAACGTATCTCTTGTACCTCATGGGGGTGAATGCCATGGTAGTCTTGGAGATACTGTAGATCTTCTTGCTCTGGGTTATGTGTCACTATTGTCTCCCGTTGGGAATGAAGTGAACACCGCCACCAGTACCGTGCTCGAAGTCTGATTCAGGCTTGTTTTGTACACCGGGGCAGTGCTGTTGCCATAGCTTGAAACATGGACTTGCATGGGCTGGGAATCTAGCCGGACCAATGAATCTATTTTCATTGTCCACCCGAAATCCGCCAACCCCACCATTGTCTGGGAGTCGGTCAGTGTCTCTTTGAATCACTAGATCTGGATTTGGTTCATCTCTCTGCTTGTTGATTCTAATCAAGGCTGCAGGATTGTAGCGCCATTTTTTGTGAGCATCTAACTGATACTTGAGATAGCGATTGTTGAACTTTTCGTAATCTTGGTCATTAAGGCCTAGGTTGCCACCACGTTGTGAGCCAAACCAGTTGAGTTGACGCATCTTCAATTGTGGGTTGTGATCGGGTAGAATGGTTTCAGGACTTCTAGACACACGAGTCCAGCTTGTACTGGGTTCTCCGGGTTTGATGTGCTCTCCACAGATAATGCAACCACCACTCTCCATGCGTCTAGAGGCTTCTTGACGAGTTAGTCCCGGAGGTCCTGCCATGGGAGCACCATTGTTGGTGACAAACAGATACGGAGCTGGGGACTTGAGGTGTAGATTTTGGTGTGAACTATTGCGATCTGCCAAAGACTCCAAGAGGTGGTCATTGTGGATTCGAAGAGGCATTTCTTCACGAGTGGCCATCTCTTGTATTTGGTCTACAGAATAGCGACGAACATTGTCCTCGGCCAGTCTAAACATTTGATCTAGACCACAGCTGGATTTACAGCCATTGGAACATTGACGATTGTGTCGTGACACTAGTGCCTCTAGGCCACTACGTGGTAAACTGCTACTGAACTGTTTGCCACCACTGGCATTATTGCCTATTCCAGGCCGTGTTACAGTTCCAGGTAGACCGTCAGGCCCAAAATTATGACTGTAGTCCTCAAAAGTAGGACGTGGAAAACCCACTCCTGTGTCTTTGTCGTAAGGAGCTGCAGTGTGGATTTGATCCCAGTGACCACCAGATTGACCACAAAATACACAGTCTTTGGACTTGTCCTTAGAGTAACGTTGTGTCCAAGACTGGTGTCTACTGTTGAACTTGACGGACATTAGTCTTCTTTTGTACCCATTAGCTTACTACCACATTGGTCACAGTGATTGCCGGCAGGACTCGGAAGTTCACTACCACACTGATCACAGTGTTTGCCGATACCCAGTTCTGCTGCGTAACGTTGATTCCAATTCATTAGATACCTCCGGCATTGACTGCTGCGTACATAAAGTGAGGACGAGCAGGATTTACAAACATACGTGGAATTAGACCACCGGCAACCAGTAGACTGCGCTTGGAGCCCACCATGTATTGACGCTTCATCTGTCGCAGTTGCTTGTCGGCAATTTCTTTTTCCATCTGGTAGAGATTGAGCCAACGAGTGTAATAGTCTCTACGGTCCATCCAAGCAGCCGTCATGCCTTGAGGAGTGGGCTGTTCAATGTAGTTGCGAGCAATGTGTTTGAGAATGTGAGCATAGGTCTGGGTGGCCAATACTCCCCAGTAATTGGTGGGCCAGGGAGCCATGGCATTGAAGCCCACTTCATAGGCCGGTTGAAAGATGGGCTGGAACTCATAGTTCATATAGTCCATGGTTTCAGTGCTCATGATCATGGCCACTTCTTCGTAGAAGTTGAAGCCGCTCTGTCGCATTTCCTGTAGGTAGGGACCACCACTGGTGCTGTCAAAACTTTTGTCCAGTCGGTGCACAATGCCTGTCACCATCTGACGTTCGTCATAGGTGAGATTCTGCCAGTAGGGCATTTGGTCGGTAATGACAAAACTGTCATTGTAGTAGCGCTGCCCGCTATTGACGGTGTAGCTCCAAGCTACATCATAGGTGCCTTGAACAGCAGTCTGAGTGCTGCTCAGCATGTATTGATATTTGCCAGTGCTTTCCTGGACACTGGCTCCACTGACCAATACCACGCCATTACTGTTGTTGGTGACCACCAGCTGGGGAGCAGAATCGGCATTGGTCAGTACACCCTGAACATAGATCATGATGCCTATGGGTTCAACAGCATTTTCAGGAATGGGACGTATGCGCATTAATTAAATCCGATGACACTAAGAAGACCGTTGGCGAGATTAACTCCCGTACCACCAGTATAAGTATAGCTTACAGTAAAAGCAGCCGTACTACCGGGACTATAAGCGCAAGTGCAGCTTAAACTAACTACATCAGGTCCAGCGCTTGTAGGGGTGATTCTTGCATTCGCTGTAGCAACTGTGGTAGCACCTATTTTAAGGGTTTGTATAATTTGGTCACTAGTACTACTACTGTAGTAAGTTCTATTACAGCTGAGTAAATAAGAGTTATATCCACTTACTGTTTGAGTTACAGTGGTGGTAGCACCGTAGTTGCTCCAAGTTTGACTGGCTGTAGTGTTAGAGCTCAAAGCTCCAGTCACTGCACTACCGGGCACTGAACCGGCATTGAAAGTATTGCCACTGTAGATTATACTGGTAAGAATTCCACCACCATTGAAACTACTACTGTTGATGGTGGTAGGGCCTATAGAACCACCAGCAAAAGTACTACCGGTAATAGTCAATCCACTTACTGTCTTGGTCCAACTGGGGTTACTGGCTCCACTGGCAGTACTGACAAACAGTTGCCCACTGGCTGTGGGAGTGGGAAAGTCACCATTGTTCATACCACTGACTAGAGTGAAATCACTGCTCAGTACACCCAAGGCATAGGGAGTACCACTGACCCAAGTGGTGGGTGAACTGGTGCCTTCTTGAGCACGAGTGACAGTACCACCAGTACCACCTGCATAAGAAGTAAGGTAGACAATTTCACTACCACTGGACACTGCACCATAAGGGGTGGGGTTAATGATCAACGCAGCATAGTCAGGTGTACTGATATTGGGCAGCTGAGGAGCTGTAGTGAAAGTAATACTGGTGCCACCAGTGGCTAGACTGGCACCTAGAGTACCAGTAATGAAATTTCTACGAACACGGGACATTAGACTCCAAGTGCCTTCCAAGTGTTGGGTCCGACAACACCATCAACTGTTAATTTGGCTTGCTTTTGAAAATTGCGAACAGCAGCATCAGTGGCATCGCCAAAGACACCGTCTTGGACTACCCCAAGCTTTTGCTGAACTAGAATTACTGCACTGCCGGTACTGCCCTTGTAGATGGTGGTATGAGCCACTGCAGGACTGGGCTTGGGAGCACTGGCTCCAGGGGTACTGGTACCGGGCAGCTTGGGATTGTTGGTGGCAGTGTTGAACCGTAGGTAAGTTTGTGGCTTGCGGCCATCTTGACTCACCTTGACATAGCTGGGGTCACTGTCTTGACCCATACTGATGGTCATGGGGTCTTTACCGTCATTTTCCACGATGATGGCAACATGGTCTCCGGTGCCAGCACCGTATACAATTAGGTCTCCCGGTTGGGCTTCAGAGAGTGAGATCTTTTTACCGTGTTGTAGTAGACTACCCGTATAACCGTAATGGTTGTAGTTGAGACCATTGGGGTCTGGAGCTCCAGCTAGAAAATAGCATAGTGTAGCATAACCACTACAGTCAGTGGTTAGAGGTAGATTACTGTTGAGTGGAAAGGGACGAACTTGCTGATAGTGGATTTGTGCCTTGTTGGCTACACCCCATCGAGCCCAAGCAACAATTCCGGGACGTGCATCTTGTGTCATGACTTACTCCTTATATCTATAGTGTAATTACTGAGTTCGAGTACATTCTATGAGTAGACGGGAACTATGTCTGTACCAAGAGGGTTGTTGTCTTCATTGACTGTTTCGGGAACGTCATCAAAAATTTCAGGGCCAGTGCCAGGAACAGGTTGTCCACTACTGGGTCTACTGTAGTCTGAAGATGATGCAAACTTGCCTGGGGTTAATGAGTCTGCTACAATTCTTATCGAGAGACTCAGAGTTCGTGGACCCTGACCGCCAAGCATCCATTGGCCCAATACTACTCTGCCCAATTGTTGTCTATACATTAGATAGATCCTGTGATGGCCTAAGCTTGGACATTATCCGACGCTACCGCCAATGCCTCGTCATCTGGTGAGTCAATTTCTTCAACAACATTGTTGTTTGGCTTGGTTGGGTCGTAACCGCCGGTGCCGTATGTTACTTGCTTTCCCATTTATACCACCCTCACATAAGCAAGCATCACTACGCCCGCTGCGGTAACGCTTCCAGCATTGGCGAACGAAGAAGTTGCCGTGTAGGTCTGTGTGAATCCCGCGATGCCGGCACTTCCTGGAATGGATGCAACCGCACCGCCTATCAGGGGGTTAAAAGTGGTAGTGCCAAGTGCTGTACCATAGTAGGCGTTGGTTGTTGCTGCGGTAATTGTATTCATTGCTACCCAATAAATGCCTGCCGAAAGTGCCTGGCTAATGGTGATTGCGTAAGAGGTTGAAGCAGCGGTGGGTGCAACCGTTCCAGCATCCAGAATTAAGTTTCCCGGCTTGCCGCTTGAGTTGGCAAAAATACCAAGTCGCACAGATGCAGTTCCGGAAAATGAAGAACCCGTACTGATTGCAATCCTATCAAGCGTTACAGATTGAGAGAATTCTATTGGCGTGTAGTGGGTGGTGTTTACGGTTGTGGTGGCAGTCGTAGTTAAGGTGGTCGTTGGAGTTTTGTAGTACAAACCAGAAATAGGGTTTAACAAAGCATGTGCTGAGTTGGCCAAATCGTATGCAGTTTTCACCGAGTTGGGCGTTGCAGCTGTAGTCGTTGATGTTGAACTTGTGCTATCGGTAAGTTGGACCTTACCCGCCAAGCTAGTGCTACCACTGACCACGGTGGGGTTGGGCAAATAGCCTGTTAGATCACCACCGACGGCAAAGCCTGACGCACCTGCTCCAACCGACGAGTTGGCAACGATTATGTAAGTGGCACCGGCCTGATAGCCAACAAGACGAACAGATTGTCCTGACCCGGTGAGGGTGATGGATGATAATGAGCCATTGAATGTCTGACCCGATCCAGCGGAGATTGTCAGCGGGTTGGAACCTGCGGTCAATGTCACCACAATCTGGCCGCGTGATGGCACCCCTGGCAGGGTGCAGGTCAATGCTCCAGCGGTGGTATCAAAAAGCGCCACTTCGTTATTTGTGATTGTCGCACTAGATGTTCTTGCGGCCGATTTGATGTAGAGGTCTTGCTGAGCGCCAGCAGCGATTGCCGCAATTGCTATGGCTGTATTCGTAACTCCGGTGACTCGACCCTTAGAGTCTGTCGTGATGACGGGAACCACAGAAGCAGAGCCGTAGGTTCCAGATGTTCCAACAGCTGCGAAAGCGGGGTTTGGGTAAGTGCCCGTTAGATCTCCACCGGCTGCACTGCCACTGGTAACGGCATTACTGGTCAATAGTACTAGAGACTTGTCTGTTACCCAAGTGGCAGCTGGGGTAGTGTAACTGCCACTGCCCGGTACATAGATTTCGGCTAGAGCAACATTGTTAGATGGAATCGACGGCTTAATAGGAGGATTGATGACTGAAGTTGTCTGCCAGTTGGTAACTATAGAAGTGGTTCCTGTGGTTAGAGTGACAGTGCCGGCTGAGTTAATGGACACTAGATCCTTGCGATCACCAGCACCGGCTATGACTCCGGTAACAGTAGTGGCAGAGCCCAGAGAATAGGCCACTCCACTGACAGTGAACGTACCTGTAGCCACTGTCGCTTTATAGGTATAGGCCGATGCACTGGCTACAGTAGTGGCTAATCCATTGATAATGCCATGCCCTGCCTCTCCTGCTGTAATGACGGCAAAATCAGTAGAGTCTGGAACGGCTTGTGCAGGCCATGTAGGATTGTCCTGTGCTTGTGGCATTGTAAATGACATAATTTACTCCTAAGGGGTAGTTGGTCTATCATTACCGAGCTGTACTTGCACTACACTCCTTAAGCGAACTGTACGTCAATTGTAAACTGGATCTGGTCTCCAGCATTTAACGGAATACCATCAAAACTAGATTTCAAGAACATATTTCCATTACTAGTTTGACTTCCTCCAACAATTACAGTCCCGGCAGGGAATCCACTAGTAGAAATCGGACTTCCATTGGTATTTCTTACTACAGTCCAAGAATTAGAACCGTTGCCAGTGGTCACTGTAATGACTTCAGAGCCCAACTGTGCATTAAAGGGATAACTGGGAAAGGTGCCGTAGCCGGTAACTGTTACGGTAGTGACACCAGGGTTCAATTGGGACTGCAATACTGTTTGGGGAGCTAGAGTGACTACATCAAAGACACCAATGTTGGTAATGGTCTGCGCCGAAGAGTAGGCCACTGTAGTAGTTAGTCTAAAAGTATCACCACTGGTACTGACTGTAGCAGCACTAACTGTACAAGTAACTCTAGACCCATAAGGACTAGAGACAGTTTGATCAGTAGCCAATGCTGTGCTAGTGCCAGTACCCTGCTGTAGATACCGAGGGGTTGTATAGTTAGTGCCACTAACTACACGCTGCACTAGAGAACTTCTACCCCAGGAAGTAAGTGTACTAGAAATCGTCATTATTCGATTTTTCTTCTTGTTCAGGGTTATATGAACTGATGGTACCCAAGTTGTCTTGAGTACCATCAGATCGAATTATTACTGCTTTAATCTGTACTTTAACTGGCAGTACAGAGTCCATTTAGCACTGCTGTTGCTTGGTGTTCTTCTGCTGAGTCTGGAAGTTATTGCCACTGTAAGCAATAAAGTAACCGTCCAAGATCATGGTCTCGGCAGGGTCGGTCTTGATTTGACGAACTTGCTTTTGAACTACAAGACCACTATTGACAACAATGGCACCGGCACCGTCCAATTGGTAGGCGTGTGCTGTAGCATCGTCAACCCAGGTAGGAACTGCATTGCCAGGACCATAGTAGTTGGGAAAGGCAGCACTTAGAGTGGCTAGGTTACCAGTTACAGAAGTAATGGTAGTACCACTAACATTGGTTAGTGTAGGAGCCGTACCTGTAGCAGCTACAACATAGAGTTGAGTGGTGGTCTTGGTTAGAAGGTCTGTAGCCTTGCGAGGAGACAGAATTACAACTCCACTAGGGGCAACAGCATTTAATGATACAACTAGTCCACTGACAGTACTGGTGGCACCGACTGTACCGGTCACTGCAGTAGTCCAGTTGCCTGTACCACTTACCGTGTAGACACCACCACTAGGTACAAAGTCAACCAGCTTGACTCCATAGTTGGTGTCAAAGGCATCTACTGCCATACCGTAATCGGGGTTACTCCACCAAGTGTTGGCACCACCGACGATTTGTCCTCTGATGGCCTGCTTGAGGGCCATTTCTCCTGATACGTTGACAGCCATTAGTTACCACTTCCTTCTCTCTTGGAATTGTATTGACCAGTTTGGAAGACAAAACCGGCTTGGTTCTGACTGGCCCAGCCACTGGTGGCAATGTTAAAAGTGTAGGAGGCACCGCTAGGTGTCACTCCATTGTTCAACTGAGCAGTGAACGGGAAGTAGTAGTTGGTTCCTGCGGCATTGGTATTAGCCATCTGAATTTCCTTCTCTAGATGTAGACCGAAGTCTACGTTGTTAAACTACGAAGGCCGTTCTAGAGATTAAAGGCTAGGCTTAGCATTACTGGCTGAGCTTTCCCAGATCTCTTCATAAGTTTGAGAACGACCCTTGGGCTCTGCTTCATCTGGAAGATCGATCTTGTAGAGACCGTTATTCTCAGAAGCATTGGCCCCAAGACTTTCTTTGAGTCGATCTAGGTGAGTGCCATGGGCAGACTCTTCATCAATCAACTCGTTGATTCTAACAGCAGCTTCGTCATCATTGAGAAAACGAATCTTACCGCGTTGTACTGCTCTTAAAACATAGGCATCTCTACGAATGGCTTCATCAATGGTCTGTACTGAACCATGAAAACCATTTGGAGACAGCTTAAAAGCACCTTTGGGGCTTGTAAACACTGTGCCTGCATTCATCAGATTCTCGATCCAGCTACTAGTACTGATGTCCTGCATACCCTTAAAGGTTGGTGGGACTACTGCACGAGCACTACTTACATCGATGGGGTCAGCCTTGTGATCTTCATAGTGTCCGCCTAGATCCTTTACGGGAACTGGACGACTTTCACTACTGCTATCATTTGACTTAGAAACTGTCTTTACCATTTTTTATTCCTTTGCTTCAAGGGAGAGTGGAGCTCTCCTGGGCAAAGACACGACTTTCGCATCTTATACCTAGTTGTTACTTCGAGGGTATCTTTACTACTTGTTACGTTAGGCAGGACCTAGATTTTTAGGCCCAGGCCCCACCTAGTGTAAATATTAAGACTAAGCCTTAACGATCTTACCAAGACCACGTGGGTTGAGGATGATCTCACTAACGAGTTCGTCCATTACCCAGCCCTTGTGGAACTTCTCGGGTGTGTGGTTCTCTTCGACGTCAAGCGAGTACATAACTGGGAATACACCCAAGAACTCTGGGCTTGGTGTCATGTAGACAGTGCCCTGAGGTACTTCGATCGAGCGCTGAACTTGGAACCCACCGAATTGAACGATGCGCTCACCAGCAACAACACGGTCCTTGAAGGCCCAACCGGTCTGGTTGATGTCCCACTTGTAAAGGTCACGGTAGTCGATTGGGTTGAATAGCAAGCGACTTGCCTCCAACTGGTGGACTTCGATCAACGAAACTAGGTCGTACATCGAGTCAGGAGTAATGTAACCCGACAACTCGTTGACAACGTGGTTTGGTGATACGGTGTGGTTAGGGTCGACAGCGTAGTTATTGATGGCAGCTTCGAGGATCGTGATTAGACGAGCATCTTCCTGCATCATGATGGCTTGCTTGGACATGTCCTGAGCGTACTCTACAATGTTAACACGGAGGTACCAGAGGTCTTCCTTCTTGATTTGGGGGAAGGTGGCAATACGGAACAAACGTACTGGAACTTTCTTACCTTCGAAAGGAGTAACTCGAACTTCACCCTCATTGCCCGAAAGAATGTAGGCCTGGCCGTACTCGTCTAGGACGTCGTACATAACCGGTACACCGGGGGTTAGTGGGTCTTCGAGAAGTACGTTACGGGTCATACCTTGGTAACGTAGCTTCAACTGGATTGGACCAATCATACCCTGACCAAGACGAACCATGTAGTTGTCCTTGTCGGCTAGAATTTGAGCCAAACGGCGTTGCTTCTCTTGCTTGGTAGCCACTGTACGACCGGTAGCGGTGTGTAACCGCTCCTTGGCCTCTACAATATCGGCTACATAGTCATCCGAGCGCTTGGCTGTTCTTGGAGCCAAGTGATCGGCAGCTGAAAATGTACTCATTTTACTTATTTCCTTTCAGGGGATTAGAGAGTACCGACAGGTACTAGTCGGACAACAATTTGTGTGGGACTTACAACGTCGATGAGCTCAGCAACTGGGGTAGCACCCAATGTGCTGGCAGCACCACTAGTTGTTGTTAGCTGGCCGGGAGTACCACTGGCGGTGTACAGATAAGCACGAGCACCGTTACCAGAAACTGTGTAGCTCTGGGTGGTGTCAAAAGCTGGAGCTGTAATCTGGAAGAAGGCATTGGAGCCTCCGAGCCATACAGCCCAGGCATTGATACCGACTTGTGTAACATCATCAATGTTGGCATTACGGTCTAGACATGAGAGACCAAAAGGCTTACCTGTACCGGCACCACTGGCCAATGCAACGGTGTCTGCACCACTGCGGTACATAACCATACCACTGTAGATGTTGCCCGTCTCATTGGGGTCCAGGAAGGTGTTGTAGGGTGTAGCCTGGTACTTCTCGTACAATGGGGTGCACGTACGGTGAACCCCAACGTTTGCTACGCTGTTAAGTTGCAGCATTTTTCTTTCTCCTTAGTAGGGGATGGGATTAAAGTGTCATCAACCAATCGTCAGACGAAATCGACTGGCGGTTGGAAGTTGAGGCCGTCGTCAGGCGACCCATTTCGGGCATACGGTTATTGCCGCTAGCCACTTTCTGGCTCCGGGGTTGACGGGCCCCAGACTCTTCGAGCATGTCAAGACTGGCTTTGAAACCTGCCAACTTGGCATCTGACATTTGCTCAAACTTTGCGATGTGCTTGGCACGGTCTGTATCTTGGACCATACCCAGCTTCTCTAGGCGCTCTACAACCTGTAGGGCTTCAAAAATCTTTTCACGAGCAGCAACCGTACCGGCATAAGGAGCCAAGGCTGGGTTGGTGGCGTCGTAGGGGAATACTTCTTGCTTGTGAGGTTCCTGGCCAGGTGTAATACCGGTTTCAGCACCATCATTGTAATAGTCTACATAACCGGCATCTTCACCGTTGACAACCTGTGGAGCAGTGACGTCAACAGTGGCATCAGCCATGACATTGTCATTCATGTAGAGCTCGGCATTGTCTAGATTGCGAACATCGTCATGCTGCAGTGTCTCTTGTCGGCCTGAACTGTCGGCTTGAATGGCCTTGGCAGTAATGACTTTGGCATTATGAGGATTAACTTTAGTAGTGCTGTCTAGGAACTTGTCAGCATGACAGTCTGGGCAAGCCAGGCTCTTCTTGCCGGGGATCTTGACTCTTTGAGTACCACAATCAGGGCAGGCACGACTAGGCTTGTATTCAGCTTCCTCATCGAGTCCAGCTGCACCCAAAGGACGCTCGGTGGTTGCATTGGGTAGTTCATAGCCAATGCCGGGACGGTTGCCTACTCCAGGACTTTCTTCAAAGTTCAGTGCTTCTTCACGTTGTCTGTCAATGGCCGTTTCATCTGCACGACGCAGTTCTTCAGCAGTAGGCTCGTCTTCAGCATCAAAGTCCATACCGGCATACTTGTTCATTTCTTCAAGTAGACTTTCAAACTCCACTAGATTCTTGTAGGCTTGACGGTAGTCACCAGTGTTGACAAGGTCAGTCTCTACATCTTGAACTAGATTGTTGAGTCCAGCAGTGGTTTGAATTAGCCAACCATCACTACTGGCACTACGAATGGCCTTGGCAGTGTGATTGGCAGCTGTAAATAGATTGGTAAAGTCAAAATCTAGACCGGCCTCAATGGCGTCACGAAGCTTACGACTGGCCTTGTAGACCTGGTATAGACTTTCATCAGCACTGGCATATACTGCACTACTGCCAGGTCCACCCATAATGTCAGTGGCAGCAGCATCAAGGTCCGTGACCTGAAGCATACGGTGTGCTGGTTCATTGACGGCCCAAGCCTGGACATCATCAACTAGGTCTGGGTTTTGTGAACTTAGGCCAAAAGGACCATCTAGGTTCATGTTGTCTACTTGGTCATAAGTACCACGTTGTACAACAGGCTTTGGTGCACCTGAATTTTGCCAAGCATTGTCGGCAGTTCTGGTGAGTTCATCGTCAAATCGACTCATTGTAGCTCCTCGCTAGTGTCTGGATTGGACCCGTTATAGAAATCAGATAGGGCAAGCTGGGCAACAGCATCGTCCATACGTGGTTTAGGGTCCGTTCTTACGGTGTTTACATTGTCCAAGTTGGGAGGTGTAGGAGTTTTTTGTTGATCTCGTGCTGCCTTCTTGGACTTTTCTTTGGTTTTCTTTTTGGTTTCATTCTTTTTCTTTTCCACTTTTGTATGGAAAGAGTCAGAACTAGGTAAAAAATTAATTCTACGTGTCTTTAATAGATCAGGACTTGGTCCTGTAAACTGAGGTCTAGGAACATTGAGGTCATTGGGTGGTTCTTCATAACCACAACCTTCACACTCTAGGTCAAAACCTTTGCGTTGGCAGCGAGGGCACTCATCTGAGTCCTTCTTGCGTTTGGCTGCAGCCAGTTGAGGAAAAGCATCAACTACAGTGACGACTGCCTTAACTACAGAGCTTTGATTGGTGCCCAGTGGAGTGCCCATTTGTAGACTCTGACGAGCTTGCTCTTGTTGCATTTGCATTCGTTGAGCTTGTTCAGGACTCAGCCCTTGACTCAGTTGCCATGACTGAATGGCTTCCTGTACTTCAGGACTAATGTAGGCACAGTCTTCACATACTCCACTACGATATTGACTACCACCACATTGAGGGCAGTCACCCAATACAGTGATTTGAATGCGAAGTAGTTCTTTGGATAGTTTTTGTAAGTCTTCACTAACCTTAAATACTGGCATAGTTATACTCTCTTACGGTGCATGATGTGTGCACTCTCATCAGCTGGATCAAAGACGTAACTGAGTTCAAAAAAGTTGGGTTTGTGGCAGTTCTCCCAGACTGTAGACTCAATGCGCTTGGCACCCTTGTAGACTACAACTTTACGGCCTTTGAGAGCTGGAATGTGTACACAATATTCACTGGGCTTACTGGCATAACGTCCACAGGCACTGCAAGTGGTACCGTCTACGTCGGCTCCCATACTTACACCGTTGATTTTGCCCTCCATAATGGCATTGGCTAATTTGGGGAAACTTGTAGCATCTACTTCCATTAGACAGTAGACACTGGCATCAGTGATACCACTAGCCAGTTTGCTTTCTTTGTAGACAGCATCAAGGATAACTCCACGAGCTCTCTTGGGGTCTTGATTGTTGTGCTCTACATAGACCGGACGGCCTACAAAAGTCTTGTAACTGGTCTTGAGTTCATCAACTGGCCATCCATCATAGTTGGCATTGACACGACTACTAATGGCACGAACTACAGTGTAGACAAAACCACTGGCTTCTTTAAAATTAAAGTCTTCCCAACCCACTCCATGTAGAGGAATGCTCTCTCTAACTGAATTGGATGAGTGAGCACCACGGCCCATAAGAGTTATTGTAGGGGCACCAAACTTAATCATTACTTGTCCTTGCCGTGGGTGTTCTCTAGAAGCCCTCTGATGTAGGATACTTCTTTTTCTAAGTCATCAGTTTTGATGGCATAACGTTCCATAAAACTGTACAGATTGTCTATCTTGGTTTCTGTACGTGCTGCAATGTCACCCATTTTTTGTGTATCTCTACCATTGGGGGTTACTTCTAGTTTAAGAGCTTTGACGTCTTCTGCTACCCACTTGACCAGCATCTTTTTGACAAAGAACAAAATAGTTCCCACTGAAATCATTAAACCACTAAGTGTGGCCCAGTCTGATACAGTCATGCCTAGAAAATGGGCTACAGCTGACATTAGTCTTGTTCGTAGATCGAATTGCTAAGATCTAGTTTGTTGGAGTTACGGGCAATGACACCTTCACCCTCTTCAATGATGGCAATCTTTTCTAGATTACTAACTACACTTAGAAAAGCCACTTTGGCAGCAGCTTGACGAGGCAGAATTTTAGGATCTGTATTATCAAGAAATCTAGTCATGTCTTTTAGTTGATTCTCTTAGAGGGTTTACATTAAGGGGTTGTATCACCAGTGCGGTCGACTTGGTTAAAGCCGTCACTATCGTCATGGTGGGGTCCAGCACCCATAGGGTCGATGTCAGTGTTGCTTGTACCCGGTCTAGGAATCAAAGACTCTTCCGGATCGTCTAGAATACTAGCAAGATGCTCTTTAAATTCATCTTCATTGAACTTTTGATAGCTGTCATCAGTTACAATCTTCATGCCCTTGGCCAATACCATACGCTTGCGCTTCTTGCTTTCAAGAGGAGCAGCAAACTTCATACGGTCACCATAAGTAACAGTCTCAAAGGGTTCGTCATCATCGTCCCCATCCCAACCACCAACACTGGCAGTCTTTTTGTTCTTTTGAGGACCATTAGGCTTGCCCTTTTTATTGGGCTTAGGTGCAGTCTTGCGTTGGTCATAACTTTCTTCAGGACGTTGACGTTGCTGCTGCTGTTCAATACCGGCAACAACTCCCATCTCATTGATTTGAGTGACATCACTTCTAGGACCTGCTCCAGTCATATTGGGTGCTGCAGGAGCACTTTCTAGACCGGCCATGGCTCCAGGAGCAAGTTGAGCAGCCAATGCAGGGTCTTGCATCATAGCAAGATAGGCTTGGTATTCTTGAGCATACTCTGGGGGAATTGGAAGTCCCAAAGTCATTAGACGATTAAAGAGTTCTTTCTTGAACTGCTGCTCAGCAACAACAGTCTTGATCTTTTCTTCACGACGAGCATCAAGTTCATCATCAAAGTCAATTGGAATATTGACAGCCATAGAACCAAGACTAATGGGGAACCCATTGGCTGATAGTTGCTGTAGAAACTGACGTTCCATAGATTCATCTCGTAGGTTCATACTACGGAAACGTACCTCTGGAATAGCCAATTTGGGTCGTTCTTCTACAAACTCTGCACCGGTCTCTTCATCAACCATAAGTACAGTTTCCATGATGGGGATTCTCTGTCCCCCAACATTACGGTACTCATAGTGGCCTTGACGTTAAGCAACCACTTCCATACGACTACGAAAGAATCTTTCAATCTTGTTTTGATAGGTACTGAGAAGCTGGGTGATGAGTTCTCGGTTAAGTGCTCCACCAGCATAAGTGCCTTGCTGACGTCCACCTTGTAGAAGTTCAGCACCGATACCAAATACCTGCATAACTTTGCTTTCTACACGTGCAAAGTCACTGTCTAGACGAGGCATAGCCTCACGACCAAAAGCATTTTCAATCTTTAGGCCATGGTGATAGGTCATTAGACGGAAGTCACTGTTAATGGCCATACTCAAGTCATCACGGAGACTTTGAAGTTCTTGAGCATCTGGAATCCATGGACCGTCTTGGTCTACATCTGGGAGCCCAAGAGTGGCAAGAATGAGAGGACTGTACAGACGGTCAGCAATGGCATCTTGAGCAGCATTGAGACTTTCTTCTAGCATAAGCATACGGAATGCTCTAAGTAGAATAGGAGTACCGTGCTCACTCCATGGGTTGGTCTTGAACTTGATCTGCTTCATAATGACATCAGAGACTGGAATCTCTTTGTCTTGACGAGCCCAAGCAACTACATCAGGGTACAGCTGGGTAAGCATTTGATATTCTTGATTGGGCTCACGGCTTTCAAGAAGTCTCTTGATTTCTTCAGGAACCTTAATGTGATACTGATAGGTTCTTAGAGCCCGATTTTTTGCAACAACAACATCATTGGGGTTAATGATTTCATCATCTTCCCAAGCTCCAATACCGTCATGCCAACTGCCCATGGCAAATACTTCACCAACAGTCCAATGCTCACGACCAAGGTCATAGAGAAACTCTTGGTAATCTAGACCATTGAAGAATAGTTCATTGTAGAAATCACTGATTCTTTTGTCGGGGTGAACTAGTTCAATATCCAGGAGAGGATAACGGGTATAAATATCAATGAGACTGGGAACGAGATAGTGAGTACTGTAGAGTAGTCTTGCCCAGTCACGAATTTTACGAGTTTGTTCATCAGGGTCCTCCATATTGAACCACCAGGTGCGCTCACGCCAGTACTCAAAAGGGTCATGGAGTTTGGGCAAAGCCCATTGAGCATCACTACCAGTGGCAGCTGCCATTCTACGATTACTAGTGGAAGCAACATCTCCCATAAAAGAATCACTGCGAAGATTGTTGAGACGTTGACGTCCTTCACCATTGCCTAGAGCAGTGGCCATAGGTCCAACATCATTGAACATAGAACCAGGGCTACTGGCCATACGCATCATGTCTTTCATAGCCACTCTATTGGCTACTGGATTACGTGGTCCAGTGATACCGGTTCCAGCACTTCTTAACCGTTGAAATTCGGAAGAAGCACTCCAATCTTTGTTAGCCATTAGTCCTCGTTAGCAGCAGCCGATGCCAGGAGCTACCTCAAAACCACAACTCTTGCAAAGGCTAGGACTACTGCCAAACATAATGATGTCTCCACCTTGTTCGTTTGGCTCAATGGTTAGTCCACTAAGGCTCAAATTAAGAGCAACTCTGCGAGTAGCGGTTTTTTGGATTCTCTGGGAACGTTCCATAATTGACTCCTATTATAGTGGGGACTAGCCAATCCAGGTGTGATTAGCTTTGGTATTTTCAAGAGGCACTGTATCTATGTCTGTAGTAATGTATTGACCACTCTGGATAGTGTACCCTCTAGGCCCCTGGATACTCATCTGGCCAATACCACCATTGGCATCAGCAGCATTGGCTCCAATGCCCATAGCATAGTAGTCAACAAATAGTCCAGGAATGGCCCAGTCAATGATGCCACTGGCACCAGTGTAACCACTGGCAATGACTCGATAGGCCAATTTGGGATATTCCTGTACTGTTGATGTATTGTTGAGGGTAGCTGTAACACCGGCTGCCGTACCACTGGCCGTACCAGTTAGAATTGTTATCCACTGGGCTGCAGGGTAGACAGTGCTGTTAACAAATCTGTTGTTACTGCCTTGTAGTTCAAGATAGACTTGACCACTAAAAGTTGGATTGAGCCAAAAGTCTACAAAGAGTGTTTCCATGTCTTGAACTGATAGACCAGGACTTGGGGAGCAGACAGCACCTACATCAATGAGACTGTTATTGCCATTGACTTTAATGTTGAGACCTGGAGCAACTCCACCGGGTACTGCACCACTTAACTGAGTGGGGTATGGCACTGTAGCTGGGTTGTAGTTGTTGACATCACCATTGCCATAGAGGGTAACAAACTTACCGGTAACATAAGTTGACTTAATCTGACGTGGGCCTTTGCCTTCTGCGTAATTCATATGCTCTCCTAGAGACTAAGATAGTCTATTTGTAAATCAGCACCACTGGACTCTTGCAAAAACTGTAGAGCATTTGTCGAGAAATCATCTTCATCTTTGAGGATGGGTAATTCAAACTCTTCTTGATCTATGTACTCTATAGACACTTCTGGAATCGGTTGTGGCTTAAGTTCTGCTACGGGAGTAAAGACTTCTCTGGGAGTTTCTACTACAGTAACCATTGAAGGCTTCTGGAAGTTCTCAATCTTGTCATTGAGTTCTTTAAAGCTTTCAGTGAAAGTCTCTACTAGGGCAGAAGCCGACTGGCCCACTACCTGTTCAATCTTTTCTTCGATCTTGTCTTCAAGAGGAGTTGCTTTTTCTTCTTCTTGCATCAAACTCTCTCTAACCAATAAAGAGGCTTGACCCCAAAGTAGTCCATTGACTTGAGAACCAACAAGTCGGGACAACTTTTGCTCTTGTGTATCCCATTCAAAGTCATATTCGACTCCATCATAGTCTACAATACTGCCATAAAAGAAGTTGCTAACTCTACCCTTGAACTCCACTCGTTCTAGACCTACTATTTGATGTAGATCAGGACCGTGTGTAGAAACCTCAAGGACTTCCTCCTGGGGCCAGGAGAGAATCTTGGTTCTGTGATTTTTAATCATTGTAGTTAGTTTTTAACTACCAACTCAAAGTCTGACTTGCGCTCAACACTAGCAGTGCGGTCATCCCAGACAACAGCAAACTCACGGTCACCAAGGGCTACAACTGTACCACGAACATTGGTCTTGGCCGTCTTGGCATATACACGACTACCCACTAGAGTGCCACTGCTTACTTCAGCAAGTACACCAAAGGTAGCACCACGACGAGCCTGGCGGTTATTGAAACCTTGAGCTTGACGAGCAGCAAGTGTAGGCTGTCCATAAGGGGCAGTCTGACTACCGGGGTTAGTGGGGTCAGCACCATGGGCTTGACCACTGGCATTGTCACGATCAATTTCATTGGCCCAGTCACTGCGCCAAGACTGTTCGACTTGCCAGTTTTGAGCAGCATCATTACTGTCTGCGTCAATAAAGTCATTGTCCATTTGCTGACCCTGGGGGATAAAGTCAACATCTACGGGGTTAGGATTACCAAATGGCTCTAGAAAGAGGTTGGCAATCTTTACGTTCAAACGAGGTTCCATATTTTTTCCTTTGAAGTCTCTGTCACTAACTATAAGATAGCTAGGGAATTACATTTGTTACTGCTAAAACGGTTGGATATTCTTGTTGCCATTGTCAACATCTGTGGGGGTCTCAGCATCCACCTCGGGTTGCTCTACTGCTGGGTTCTTAAAAACTTTAGTAGGTACCACTAGACTACTGTTGGGTGCTGCTGAAGAATTAAAAACTCTAGAAGGAATAAAATCACTGTCCACTGGGTTGGGTTGAATAGTGAATTTTTGTGCATCTGACACTGAACATTGATCACAGAGCCCAGGAGTATCACATTCAGCTCCACAATTGGGACACTTGAGTTGATCTCCACTTTCCAGTGAGACAAAATGGTTGCTAAAAGCAAAGGGATCATCACATTCATCATGTGCATAAAGTGCACGACCGTCTTCTGCTGTACTGGTCTGTGTTACAGGACCCTTACCGTTAGTGTAACTGGGGTCGTCACAAAAACGACAAGGCGCACTAGGTACAAATGACTCATCTACGTGGGTATAGCCTATTTTCATTGACTTCTTCAATCTACTAGACTCTAGTGTCTTACCACCAAAGGTCTCTTCTTCACCAAAGCCCCTGAGATCTTCATCGTCCATCTCTTCATGCTCAGTGGTTGGTTTTTCTTTATTGTGGATACGAGGAATATCCAAAGGGTCCCATTTACGCACTATCTGTCGAGGTGCTTCAGGGTTGACTCGTACACGACGTCCACTCTGCCAGTCTTCATTGAGATTGGTCACTAGGTCTCGCCAGGCTTCACTGCCTCTAGCAAGACTCTCTATGTCGTCATGGTTAAATGGGTTGTGGTTGTGTGGCTGCCAACTTTGATCACGAGGGTCAAGGTGTTCTACATCATGTGCAGAGACTTGCCATAGACGGTCTTTACCAAAAGACTCCATGGGCATATAGACACCATGCTCGACACTGTATTTAAAAGGCATTACTTGAAGTTTAATGTCTGGCTTGCCTTCTACTCTTTGTAGCTGGGGCCTAAGAGTGCATTCTTCATCATGGAACTTGTCACAGTATCTCATGTGATTGGCAAAAGGACATTCACCAGATTTGTCTTCAAAGACAGGTTCTGTACGACTAGTGGGAACTTCTTTAGTGCCACTAAGTTCTTGAATGGTTTTGGGGTGATGTGGATCTGGGCCAGTTACTGTAGGTCCCATTTTAGTAATTCTACGTACACCAGTATCGGGATCAGTATCCCATTCTGTCTTTGAATGATCAGTGTAAGAGATGATGGGTGCTGGTGTAGGGTTAGGGATGTTCTTGTATACTGGTACCGTATCAGTTACCGGCTTGTAACCAACTACTCGTTGAGTTTTAGCACAGTTCTTGTTGGGTAAGTGATCTCCACAAGTCTCATGGTGCTTGCGCAGTAGTTCATCTGGTACATAGTATTTAATGGGGTCTTGCTCTACATGGCTA